ACCTCAACGGCCAATGGCTCACGGAGCTGTGTGGCGAGGCAGACGTGTCTGGAGCACCGTCCTCCCGAAAGGGCTGGACGGTCCTACCAGGTCTGCTCAGCGACGCGTGCCTCCTTGTTGACATTGTCGAAGAGTTCCATGCGCTGGAGGAGCCGCCACTGCTTCGTCCGACTATCATACGGGAAAAGGGGTTTAAACAACGCCCCTTGACCTGTATGCAGTCGAATGAGCTTGTGACGGCTCACTTCCTTCGTGACCTCTTTTGGGCCCCCCTACAAAGATTTCCGCCTACGGCGGCTGTCTTAAAGGGGGACAAGCTCTCTGCTGTCCGACGAGTGGTTAAGGGCCGACGGGCCGGTCGGATGATTTATTCATCTGACCTGTCCTCAGCGACAGATTTCCTCCATCAGGATGTCTCCCAGGATGTTTCTTCTGCAATTCTCGAGGAGTGGGGTTTCGGTCCCCTCCTCTCTGAGAGTGCGAAGAAGTGCCTGGGTGTCCACCTGTTCTCACCCGATAGGGTTCAGACACGTGGCATCATGATGGGAAGTCCTCTGTCCTGGTCCATCCTCAACCTTGTGAACTTCTTCTGCTATGTGCGGAGCCGGTTCCCAGTCCTCCCGAAAGGGGAGGATCTGGTGTCTGCTCTAAGGATAGCGGAAGGTGAATGCGCTCTCTGCGGAGATGATCTCCTTGCCTACACAGACAAGGACACCATCCACCGGTATGAGAGCCAGTGTCTTGGTGACGTTGGTTTTGTAGCCAACATTGACAAGTCATTTTGCTCCCACACCGGTGGTGTGTTTGCGGAGCTGTCATTCACTGTTCGTGGGGGTTACAGGTATGAACCGGAACCCTTTCCACTCTTAGGACAGGAGCCGAAGGATCATGAGGTCCGGATCATCCACTCTGTCGACCCAATTGGTGACATACCTGCGAAGGTACTCACCACTCCCATTGGGAGGGGTCAGGCCTTGGACGTTGGTCCCGCCCTCACGGCTTCACTCCAGTGCGTCCCCCCTGCCTTGCGGCAGGTGGTCTGCTCCCGGATGAAACGTGCGGTCGGAATCGAATGTCCTGGTCTCGTAACAGCTTTGTTACGGAAGGGTATTGATCCGGGTGCCCCTAGGGGTCTTGGAGGCGCCGAGCTACCATGGTGTAAGGTCACTTTGACCAGTACACGCCGTGCAGCTTCGGTTCTTGCCTCCAGGAACATCCTTAGGGACGCCCTCAAGAACTGCGACTTTTCTCTGCTGAAAGCGGCAGACCTTGGAGGTGCCTGGACTGTTAATCAGCACAGGCCAATGACCGACTTGGCAGACCAGATGGCAGGTGGGGATTTCCCCCCCTCATCTGTTGGTCTCGCCGAGCCGGTACCGGGGATTGTGGCAGATGTTCTCACCTGTCACGCCGGTAGATATGAAGAGC